GACGCGCACCCATATCGAGGTGTTCGCCGCCTATGGCGACGGAATGCGGCCAGCTGCGAAAAACACGGTGTACAGGAATCTGAGCGTCGTATGCTGCCTTTACCGCTACCTTTGCGAGGAGGGATACATCGACTGCGATCCGGGCGAGCATGTGCGCAGGCCGAAAATGTACGGTCATTCGGATGGCACGTACCTCACCCGCGAGCAGGCTAGGCTTTTTCTGGCCGAAGCGCGTGGTATGGATGCGCGGACGGATGCCCTGTGCAGTCTGCTGCTGTTGACCGGTGCGAGGGTCGGCGAGGCGCTCGAATTGGATGTCGAGGACTGTCATCTGGATGACGGGCGTCCGTGGGTGCGGTTCGACCGCAAGGGCGACTGGTCTCAGCGTGTGGCCATTCCCTCCGAGGCGTCCGGGGCTCTCGCACGACTCGTTGGCGGACGTAGGCGTGGCGCGGTGTTCCGTGAGGATTCCGGCGTGCGTCTGCGACAGCAGACCGCCGTGGGCATCGTATCGTCCGTGGCATTGCGTGTTGGCGCGCCTGGAATCTCGCCGCATTCGCTGCGGAGGACGTTCTGCACGCTTTCCCGTGACGCGGGCGTTCCAGACAGGGACATCATGGCCGCAGGCGGGTGGAGCAGCCCGCGGATGCTCGACTACTACGATATGGCTCGCCGTGGTCTGGACGGCAGGGCTGGCGATGGATTGCAGAGATTCTTGAATAATGGATGATTTTGAATCCAAGGGTGCTATTTACTGAAAAATAGTGGGGCGGTTTTTAAATCCGCCCCCATTCATGTGCCATTGTAGACCGCTCAGACGGTGCTTGACGCAGTGTGTAGCCAATTGTCCGCCAATTCGGCTTCGTTGACTGGCTCGAAATGCCATGCGTCCAATCCGACGTTGATCTCATTGTGATGTCTGCCGAACTCTAGCGGGTCATGCGCGTGCGTATGTCCGTGCAGGAGCAGCGTGTTGTTCACCAGAGCCAACCTCCACCAATGAACTGCCAACAGTCCGAGTCCGCTTCAATCTCGATGATTTGCAAGTCCGGGAATTTCTCGCGGGCAAGCTTGTTTACGCGGGTCTCCGCTTGTTCGCGTGTCGTGTAAACGCCCATGATGCTCACAAATCCCGCGGTGTATGATGTTTCGCCCATGCGCATCGGGGTGTCAGTGAACGAATCGGGATTATATGGTTGGTCCCGGTACTCGATGTATTCGTTGTGATCCTGTACGTTCGCAGTTACTAGGTGGATTCGCATGACGCGCTCACTTTCCACTGATTTTGATTGTCTCGCTCATTCCGCGTGGCCTCCTAGTTCTAGTTGATAATTTTTTCGGAGAATACCGGGCTTGGGAATGTGTGGCCGGTGCTGTCCGTGATCTCTTTCAATTCCATGAACTCTTCGGTCGACATGCTGACGCCTGTGTTCGTGTAAGCATCCGTTATCCTGACGTATTTGAGCGGTGTTGTAATCAGTTCGCCGTTTGCGCCATGGCGTTCGTCATACGTATCGATGATCTTCAGGGTCACGCCATTCATGACGTTCGCCCATGTGGTTATCCGTCGTGAGGGTTTTAGCGGATCATCTGGCTCTTCCTGGTTGGTGCTTTGATAACGGAATCCGAGTTTCAACAGCTTGTCTGCCAGTTTGTTTGTTCTCTTGGTGAAGTCGAGTACTGTCATTGTGTCTCCTTGGTGGTGTTGTCCTGTGTCGTGTCGGCGGCGCTCATTCCGCGTATCCTCCTATGTATTTCCAGCAGTTCGCGTCCACAGTGCATTCGACGATCGGGAAAACGCCGAAGCCTTCGCGAACGAGTTCATCCACGCGGCATTCGGCTTGAGCGCGCGAATCGTATACGCCCATGATGCTGACGAACTCGCCATACTTGAGTTCCGCCTCATCGCGAACGGTCGGCAGCCAAGAACGCTTTTCCGGTGGGATGGTCGTGTAATCCCTGTAGCTGTCCTTGTCTCGCACGTCTGCTGCTACGATGTGGATTCTCATGATTCGCGCCATTATTCCGCTTTCTGCTTGGTGGAGAGCAACTGCCATACGCTGTCGGTGGTTTGTCCGGCTTGTTGGAGTCCGAGCAGGAGCCGGTATACGTCCGCGATGCGGTATGTGGGGTGGCCGTTGGTTCCGCCCGCCGGTTTTAGCTGGTTGCGGTGCACCCAGCTTTTGAACGTGTTCGTGTTGACGATTTGCCCGGTGGATTGCGCGAGCAGGTCGATGATCTGGCGCATGGTGCCCGTGTAGTCCGATTCGAGTATTTTCTGGCTCATGATGCTCCGAATGTAGTTGATGTTCCACGTGTTCTTGCATCCGCGGCATTTGACCGTGGTTGCTGTCGCGTCGGCCGTCAGCGGCGTGTTGCAGTCGGTGTTGGGGCACGTGCCGAGGTTGATGGCGTGTCCCTGGTCGAGGATGCGTGAGCATTCCTTGACGAGGATGCGTATCTGTTCGGCGTAGACGGGGGTCGCCGTGGAGAGCAGGTAGTTGGTGTGTCCTGTTTCCGTGTCGAGGATTCGTTTGGCGAGGTCGGCCAGTGGCGTGATGTGCATCCATTGGATGCCCAGGCATGTGGCGAATGCCTGGAGTGTTGGTTGCACGCCGTCCAGTCCGTGTTCGTCGCGTTCGTACAGCAGGTCGTAGATGGTTTCGCGCAGTGGCGGGGTTGCGGAGTATCCGTTTCCGCCGTTGCCGTTCATGTCCCTGTTTTTGTTGATGCGGTTGAGTTTCCCGTCTTCCAGTGATGGCAGGTGTTTCGCCAGCCATTTGAGGTTGTCGGTGAGGCGGGTTTCGCAGTTGGGGCATAGTTGGCGTTCGGGGTCTCGTTCACGCCAGCATGAGCGGGTTTTGCATTCCGGCAATCGCTTCTGGCCTTTCATTGGGTATGGGTTTCCTAGGCCAGTGCCTTGCGGCGTGCGATCGAACCGGCTTCGACGATTCTACCACGCACCTTTGAACGCAACCTAGCTGAGTCGTTCGGTCAGTTCGCAGTCCAGCAGTCCGATGATGGTGAACGCGCTGGAATGCGTGTCGGTCACGCTTTGGGAGTATGCCATGTTTGTCTCTCCAAGTGGCGTGGTTTCCACGATCAGCACCCACGGCGCGTAGTCTCCGACGATGTCGCCGATTGCTTTTCTGAGGGCTGTTTTTTGTTGTTCGGTGAGTTCAGGTTCTTCCATTCCGGTCTTCCTTGTTGAGTTCGTTCGCCGTTCGCTGCGCTGAGGTCATGTCTTGCACGTCGTCGCGTGATTCGAGGCCGAGGCGTTTCAGTGTGTGTTCGCACGCCCATGTGTGCGTATGTCGTTTCGAGGGTGGGATGCCGCTCATGTTGGCTCTGCGTTGGCACCAGCCTTTCCATAGTCGCGTCCAGTCGTTGACGGAGCGTGTTTCGCCGTAATGCCGTGAGTTGAACGCGTTCCATGCGTCCGATAGGTCGAGGTTCGGATAGTTTCGGATGATGTCGGCGTTGGCGTGCGCCTTCTCCCTCGCTAGCTCGAAGTCGCTTACCCCGATTTCTTTGGAGAAAGAAGAAGAATATTCTTCTTTCTCTTTCTTTGGTGTTCTGGTGTTCTGGTGTTCTGGTGTTTGTCCCGATTCTGTTTCGATTCTGCCGGCAGTCTGCGCACTTTCTGCCGGCAGACTGCCGGCAGAATAACGGTCATGCTCCCGTTTGCGTTTGGCCATGACCTGCTGGCGGCTCCGGTTGTGCTCAAGATAATCGTGGATGACATAGCCGCCGTCCACGGTCTCGATCAATCCGGCCTGCTGCAATGCGTCAAGCTCTTGCACGGTGATGTCGAGCACGAATTCCGCAGTATCATCGTCCACATAGCCGTCCGTGAGATTGTCACCGCAGTAGGAAAGCATGACGACGAATGCGCTGATGGCAGAGGGCATGGTACGGCGCAGACGGCGCACCTTACGGTTAAGGTAGAAGCCGTTAGCCAACTGCACGTAGCCTCGTCTGGCCATCACATGCTCCCGAATCGCTTGTAGAATTCGTCGTCGGTCATGCCATACAGCGGATCCATGCTTGTCGGCCTGCGCCTGACGAGCTTGTATCCGCAGTAGGGGCATGTGACGTAGTATGTGCCGACGGTCTCGCCGCAGTGGGCGCATTCGACGTATCCGAGGCTCATGATCGTTTCTCCTTGACCGGTTTGCAGTCGTGTGGCGCTGGTGAGATTCTGCTGGTCTGACATGCGTATGCTTGGCCGTCATCATGGAGGATGATGGTGTCCGCCGTCGTTTCCGCCCAGAAGACATAGCCGAAGACGCCGATGGCGGCGATGATGAACATTGCCACGATGGCGACGGAGATGGTCTCAGCCCTGCTCATTCCCACATCTCCGTTTCGTCGTTCCTGTAGTTCTTGCATTGGAATATGCGTGCTAACGTGTCAGCATCATCCAACGTTTGTTGCGGCATCGGGTCAAGCATTCCGGTCGGATAGTCGCGTACCGCTACAGCTATCCGGGCTTTTTCCTGCATTTCCCAGAGGATCAGCTTGTACCCCTTGAGCATGTCGGTATGCGCGTCGTAGATTCTCCTGATGCTGACCGCATAGTGCGTATCAGTCATAGGCAGCGTTCTTTCATCGGTTTCCGCTGCGCTCATTTCGCGTCCTCGCTTTGCTTGGTGGTTTCGGTTTCTTCAGGTTCCTCAAATGGGACTGCCAGCTTCACGTGGCTGTTCATGATCGCGATGCGAGCCGGATCTTTAAACCACGTAATGCCTTCGGAACAATCCACGTATCCGCAAGCAATCCCATAAATCCCGTCACAGCGTTCTTTCCATCCGCTTTTCAGGTAGTATGTTTCGTTCGTATCGAGTTCCACGCGCAGACCCATGTCATGCGGGAGAAGATCTAACACACCGCTCATTTCGTGTCCTTCCTCTTGTATTCGTCCACGACGTGTTTCCAGTTGATGCTCGCGGTCATAGGGTCGCTGTACCAGTTTGTAGAGAGGTGCCTTCCGGGGCATTGGAGCCGGTATATGGTTGTTGTTGCCACGGCTTTGCTGGTTTCACAGTATTTCTCTGTTTCCCCTTCCACGAGGACGGGTAGTCTGCCGCACATGGGGCATCCGTATTCGGTGTGCTTGCGTTTGAACCACATGATTATTCCTCTGTGTCCTCGATTGGCTTGCAGTCGGATGGTTCCGGGCTTATGTCGCTGATCGTGCAGGCGTATGATTGGCTTCCGTCACGCAGGATGATGGTTCTGGAGGTTGTCACGTCTTTGCATACGCCAACGCAGAAGATAATGAATATTGCGGCCGCGGCCACCACCATCAGTCTGATCAGCAGGTTTTCGGCGATGTCCGGCCAATCCGGTTTCCATTTCATTTTTTCGCGTCCTCGCTTTGGTTCGGCACCTCCGAAGGCATGGAGCCGCTGCTGAGCATGGAACGACAGTGGTCAGCTGTCCTTCCGTATGCGTTGGCCTGTCCCATCACGACACCGTATGCATCCATCTCATGTCGTGACAGAAGAGCGTTTGCAAGCCGCAGACCTTCGGTCTCAATCCGTTCGCACCAGTCGATGACTTCTTGCAATGCTTTGTCTTTTTCACTCATGTTCGTCACCATGGTGTTCCTCCCAGTTTTCGTCTTGCAGAATGGCGAGTATCGTGTCCTCGCATTCCAGTTTCGGCAGTGGTTGCGGTGTGCCCATATCCTCGTAGTACTTGTTTAGAGCGTGCAAGGTTGGTTGTGTTGCTGGACTGTCTGAATCGAAAAGAACCGTCGGCGAGCCATCCGGCGAGTCTGACCTGTATCGCAAGTGCAAGGGGCAGAAGAATCTCGGCTCAGCATCACCGGTGAACAGGCACAGCCATTCTTCATCGTCGATAACGGTGTCGATTGCGTGTTCCTCGGTTAATTCCCAGAATTCGTTCCCCAGGCAACAGCCCGGATAGTCGCATATCGCCAAGTAGGTTGTTCTCACTCTTATGCTCATTTGATGCTCCTTTCGGCTTCGCGCATGATGTGCCGCATGTCGGCGTATTCTCGTGCCGCCCAACGTTCGATCATTTCCGGGGTGGCGTTTCGTGGCAGCGGGTTCAGGCATATGCCGTCCTCCAACCGTTGCATGAGCCGGATGACCTTCCGGCGACGTTTCGCAGTGAGGGTGACGTGTCTTTCGACAACCCTGACAACCACCAGCCGGTCGCACCGGTAGCAGCCGTCGAAATCCTCGTCGATGGAGGCTTCGAGTTCCCCGACCGGGCGTACCTGATACACGTCGCCTTTGCCGTACATTGACGCGTAGAGTGCGGCGTAGTCACGGTATCCGGTGCAGTACACCTGTTCCGGGTGGCCGGTGCCTTCGATGGCCGACGCGCCTTTTTCGCGTCTGGCACGGCAGATGGGGCAATCGTCGTAATTGTCCAGACCGTGCCACGGTTCGATGATGTCGCCGGGGTTCAGGTCTGGAACCCCACCGTGGTATAGCACGCTCATGCGCTCATCTCCTTGAGTATGTTCACGGCTTTCACGCCATTGGCCAGATGCTTCTCACCGGCATTCACGCTGACGATTACCGGCTGATACACGCCTTCGACCGTCAATGATTCGCAGATTCCTTCCGTCGCGCCTCGTAGCTCCTTACGGAGCTTCGACGGTACGTATTCCAAATAGCCGTCGATGATCGTGCCCTCGTCGAGTTGGACTATCGCCCTATGCCCGGCGAGCGTGCTCATGGGCAGCGTCCGCCAGTCCGTCAATGATTCATGCACGTCGCTCATTGCCACATTCCTTCCTCGTCGGTGTCGCGGTTGGTGCAGTCGAAGATTCCGGCGAGTTTTCTCGCGACCCGTCTCGCCCGCCGTAACGTCTTCCTGCGGCTGCCGTTGTAGTCCGCGAACGGGCATTCGCGTACGGCCGCATACCACCATGTTCCGTCGCAATGGTTCCACCTCCATAACGTCACCGCGTACCCGACCGGCGTGCGGTCGGGCATTCTGTAGGATTCGCGGATGCTCACGCAGTATTCCTCATGCTTTGTCATTGGTCTGTCTCCTTTTCTTTTGCTGTTTGGCGGACTAGTCGCATCATGGCATCGGCTCCCAGCACCCTGCCGATGGTGAGAAGCCACATGTTCGATGCCCGGCTTGGATATGCCGCGTCGCCGGCGGTCAGATGCTTTTTGGGACTCGGTTCCCTTGGATTGACTGGAATTAAAGGAAATGAGTCAGCACCGAACGTTCGTTTGACCACGCTCCAGTCCATCGTTTCCAGATCACCGTCAGCGAACGGTTCCGCACCGCATTCGAGATTGTGGATATGCCATGCGTCACCGTCATAGCTCAACACGTCTTCACCATCGCGGGTCACATACCAGCCCGGTTTCATTGGTTCGATGGGCATGTCATCAGACGGGTGCGCCTGATCGTACATGGCTTTCACCTGCTTGTAGATGCCATCCAGTTCCCTGCTGTCGAACTCCACGGTCAGACAAGTGCCAGCCTTGTCGGTAAACAGGTAAGGCATGGTTTTGAAATCAATGCTTCTCAACATTTCGCTCTCCTTCCTTGAAGGATGCTTCGAGCGTGTCGGCGAACACTTGCAATGCGTGCTTTACCTTCTCGTTGAAATCTTCCGGCATACCGGCTTCGACCGACATTGATCGCTGGCCCTTGAGAATGTTGTCGGGCTTCGCGTAAATTGGAACATCCACGACAGCAGTTGCAAAATCTTCCCTTGGATAATCGAACGCGCTCACGGTGAACGTCAGCTTGTTCGTGCCGACTCGCACTTTTTCGCTCATTTGTGTCTCCTTGGTTCGATGGTCTTAATGATTCGCTGCGAAGTGTCGCAGGTTACGCGCACCTCGTACGGCCTGTGGCGGGAGTCGGCGTGCTCCTGCGCCGCGTCCGATGCCTCTTGGAGCGTCTTGTACACCCGGCATGTATGCAGCCTCGTATCGCCCTTCGGCCAGATGATGTAGCCGTTCACCGGTATTCCTCCACGGTGTCGCAGCCGATGGTCGTGCCACGGTCGGTCAGACAGACCCAGTTCACGTCGCCGGTCCTGACCGTCTTCATGCCGTAATCATGATGCGTAGCCGTATACCAGGACGCGTAGATGCCGAATCCCGCCACTAAGAGCATTGAGACGAATGATGTCACCAGTGCGATAATCAGAGTTTTCTCAACCTTGTCCAATCCGTTCATCACTCGCCGTCCTTTTCGATTTCATTGATCTTTTCAGTGAGCGCCAAACGTACCGTCCATGCGGTTCCGTGTTTGAGTTCCAGCCAGAATCGTCCGAGATCAGCCCAGTTCTCAGTCGCCAGTATTTCGAGAAGCCTATCGGCCTTGTCCTGGGAGGCGCAGGCATTCTCTCCGCTCCATGCAGCAATTGGCGGCACGTTATGGTCGAGCGCGTCATTGATGAACCAGAGCGCCTTCTTGAGGTCTTCCACACCGTTCTTGTGCTGCCATCTGAAGCAGTATTGGACGACTTGGCCCCAGTCGGAACTAAGCAGTCTGGATAGTTCGACGCACTCGAAAGGGCCGTTCTCGTAATGCTTTGGATGGTTGACATTGTCCATATTGGCTCCTTAACCGATGATGAACATGATGATCGGCGCCGCGCATAGGCAGACCGTCAACACGATGCCGAACACGAATTCAAACGGGTTGTGTTTCATTCGACGGTCTCCTTGTCGTGCCGGATGATGGCCGCGATTTCGGCTTTCGGGACTTGCGGGACGAGTCTGGCGATCTCGTCCAAGGTGATGCCGTCCTCATGCCATTTGAGGATCATGCGTTCGATGGTCTTCTTCAATGGTTCCCTCCCTTGTATGGGCTTTCGCTCGTGTGCGGTGGAAAATCACAGTCCCGGTCTCTCCATCCGGCGGTGTAGCCTCTCTGCCATGCCTCGCGACGTTCATGATCCAACTGTTCTGAGCTGTGTATGGTTTCTGGTTCATCGTCGCTTTTCTCAAGAATGTACATGAGTGTGGTGTCGCTGGTGCCAGACTTGGTATCGACTGGGAGGCAGTCCACGCGCGTAACCCGCCAGCCCTCTCTCAGCCGATCTTGCAGGATGTCGAGGTTCTTCAGACGCCTCCATCCATCACTCGACGGTGTCCAAAATATCGGGCAAGCCTTGTACTGGTTGCTCATTCGTTTGTCTCCTTTCTGTAGTGATCTGTCAGTGGTATGGGGGTGGAAACAATAAGGTGGTCAATTTCTCACTATTCAGACCGTTTCAGCAATCCGGCATATCCCGTCGGACGGGCGTCGTCGTCCCAGCACTCGAACCATTTGCCAGTAGCGTCGTCCGTGAAGCCGTAGCCGTGGGCCGTGTCACCTGATCTGGTCCACTTGTTCGTGGTCTTGTTAAGGTATTGCGGCATCTCGCCGTCGCGCCACCTCTCAAGTTTTCCGGTATAGCGCCCGCCGTCCGGCAGCGTGACCTCCACATGCGACCGGCGCGGCCACCTCCTGAGAATCCGCGTCCAGCGCCGGTGGCGTGGGTTCAGGTGCAGGTGGGCCATCCTGCGGCACCACTGCCCGAACGGCGACGCCTTCGCGCCCTCCGGGTGAATCGAATCCCAAAGGCAGAACACGCAGCGGGAGTAGCCGTAGTTCTCCGTCGGGGTGAAGGCGTCGATCAGCAGCCCGCCTATCAGACAGAGCGCGAACAAGATGAATGGCGTGACGACGCCGAGGAAGTAGCTCAGCCAAGGGTTCATGTCTCAGTATTTCTCGTCCTGGATCATCTTGTAGAGCCTGCGTCCTCGCTTTGGTTCGGCACTTCGGACGGCATGGAACCGGAATAGCCGAGCATGGAACGACAGTGGTGGGCGACATCTCCAAGCGCTGACCATTCTCCGAGGTGTACCAGATCGTCTGCTTCTGTCGCCGGGTTTTCCACATTGATGTTTCTCATGCGGGTTTCGCACCAGTCGATGATCTCGTTGAGCGTCTTGTCTTTCTGGGTGACGTTGGTAGCCATATCAGTCCTCCCTATCTGGGCCAAGCGAGAGGCCGTCGTTCAGCATCATGGCGAACTCCTGCAATGTGATAAGTCGCATGGTTCTCTTCCTTCCGAGTGGTTCCGGTTTGATGATCGCCTGTATGTGCGGTGGCGATAGGGCGAGCATCGCATCCAATGTTTCCGATGTCGTGTAAGCGTGCTGTTGGCCCAGCTTGTTGATCGAGGTAAGGCCGACGTCCGCTTTTTTCTGGACGACCCACGGGTATGGCGAGTCCATGTTCCCGGCTTCTCGGATGGCCTCGCGCATATGCTGCGGCGCGTTCATGGTCTGCGTCCATTTCACTTCGATGCACACGGGCCGTCCGTGGAAAAACACGTTGCCGATGTCCCCGATGTCCTTGCTTCCGTGCAAACGGAGGCGTTGTATGCGCAGGTCGTCCAATGCCCACTGCAAATAGGATTCCACGGCGCTCTCCATGCGGGTGCCATTGTCCTTCGCTGTCCTGCGGCTGCGCTTGCGTTGCTTGCCGCTCATTGGTCGGCCTCCTGTTCTTCGGCTTCGATCTCGCATTCCGGGCATGGGATGGGGCGCGCCGGATACAACGCGCACCCATGCTTCGGGCATACCGGTTCCACGTCCGGCGGCTCTATCCATTCGCGCATCAGAACTCAGACTCTCCGGCCGGCGTGCTCCACGGATCAACGGCAGGAGCCTGCGGCTGCTGCGGCTGCTGATAGCCGCCACCATTGGTGTTGCCGCCCTGGTATCCGCCTGACTGCATCTTCCGCACCTGAGCCGTCGCATAACGCAGGGACGGGCCGATCTCGTCCACCTGCAACTCGATGACCGTGCGGTTGGAGCCGTCCTGCGCCTGATACGAGCGCTGCTGCAAACGGCCTTGCGCGATCACGCGCATGCCCTTCGCGAGACTGTTGGCGCAATGCGCGGCCAAGTCACGCCACGCGGTGCAGCGCAGGAACAACGCATCACCGTCAACCCACTGGTCGGACTGCCTGTCATAGACGCGCGGAGTGGCCGCGATGCTGAAATTCGCCACCGCACCACCACTACTGGTCGTACGCAATTCCGGGTCGGCGGTCAGATTCCCGACGATCGTGATAACGGTCTCACCAGCCATCAGTTTTCCTCCTTCTTCTCAATGAACGGCGTGATGAACTTCATCGGGAACATGGGCGCATTGCCCTTTTTCATGACAAGGGACTGCCAATCCCATAGGTCCAGATGGCAGCATCTTTCCCTGGCTTCGATCAGCTCCCACTGGTGGTTTGGGAACTCATGAATCCAAAGACGTCCAATCGCATCACGGTAGATGCCGTATTCCTCCGGTTCCGCGTCAATGAGCTTCTGCCGGTAGTCGTCCACAAGCTCCCTCGCCATGCTCAGATGATCGAGCAGAACATTGATATCGTCGTTTTCAACGGCGGCCATCACTCGGCCTCCTTGCTATCAGTGTTTTCCGGTTCGGCGGTGGTCGTGTCAACGACTGCCGCCTGTTCCTGCTGTGGTTTGCGGATTTCCTGCAATGCCTGCATGATTTTCCGTTTAACGAAATCAGGGTCTGCGAGCAGATTGTCCGCGTCCTGTCGGCTGACCAGTCGTGGTGTCAACCCATGCTTGCCGGTCAGCTGGTGCAGCACTTGCTCGGCTTCCTCGTTCGACGCGACACCGCAATCCCGCAGCATGGCGAAGATGGATTCAGCCTGTTCCGGCGTGCAAGACTGCGGCTGCCGCTCGGTCTGTTCGTCGTGATTCCGCTGTCTAGCGCGACTGCCATAGCTTTTTCTGCCTGCGGTTTCCTCTTCCACGATCTCGGCCTGCACGGCGTCCATGTTGGTTTCATCAGCCGTGTACAGGCCGCTCAAATCCTGTGGGAATGCCTTGCGCAATGCCAACGCTTCCGCGCATTTCGCGATCATCGTGGCGGGCTTGGAAGCCCACATGCTGTTCGGCACATGACGTTGAGTGGGCTGGTCGAACCGGGTTCCGACGTATTCGCGGTAGAGGGCCACGCCGGTGAACTCGCCTTCGCCACGGCGGACTGTGACCTTCGCCGCGACCGGAGGGGTCGGCGCAATCCACACGTCATGCCAGACGCCATCCTCTCCGCACCAGAGGGTTTCCAGCTCGCTGAACAGCTCATGGTTACGGTCCGCCGCGCGACGCGCGATGGTACGGAAACCATCGATGCCGACTTGGATGGTCTGCTTCATCACATAACGGCCGTTCTGGTCTTTTTGACGGCGGTTTATCATGTAGATCTGGCGGTTGAACGGGTCAAGGCCGGTGCGCTGGCACTGGTGGAGGAACACGGCAAGGTCGGCTGGCGTGGCTCCCTGCACGCCGATCTGCGCCAACACCGCCAGTTGCCGTTGCGTGAATACGTCCTGATTGTCTTGGATGGTGAGTTCGTTGCTCATTCCTTGGGTTCCTTCCCGGTGTTGTTTCCCGACCCGTCAGTGAGCAGTAGGCGCATGACGGTTGGTGCGAGTTCCGCGCTGAACAGTTTGTCCACGAAGCCGCGCGTGCCGCGGAACGTGACCACGCCCGGCCTTCCCGGCTTCCATTCCACGCCGTCCGGCAGTTCGCCGCCGTGGTCGCGGATCATGTCTTCGAGGTATTTCGCGCCCATTGCTTCACGTCTTGGCATCCAGACTTGCTCGGCTGCCGGCTTTCCGCCTGGAATCAGGAAATCATTGTCGTGCAATAATGCGCCGTAGGCTCGTTCGTCGGTTACCGTGTATTTGCCGTTGCCGCCTTTGCCGAGGCTGATTTCTCCGGCTTCGACGCCTGCGATGTTGACGGTTTCCTTGTCTCCACCGTCGTGGTCGTGTTCCCATGCGGTTTTGATGATTTTGAGGATTTCGCCGCTGCGCTTGTTGATGGCCGTGAGCACTGCGAGGTCGGCGCGGAGTTGGTCCGGGCTGGTGTTGTCGTATTTTTCGGTGATTTCGTCGAGGGTGTTCTTGTCCATTACTTGTTTTCCTTGCTGTAGTTGGTTTTCATTTCTTGGACTTCACCGTTAAAAAAATCGATGATGAGATTGCAGATGGCGACCGCCGACGTGTTGAGCTGGGTTTTTTTCCTCTTCGTTTTCGGCTTTGATGGCGAAAACGCCATCCTTGTGGTTGAAATTGAGTTTCATTTCGCCACGTCCTTGCTGTAGTTGGCTTTGAGGTCCATGATTTCGCTGTTCAGCAGCTTGGCGGCGAACATGTAGGCCACCTTGTCGTTGGCTTGGTATGCGGCACGCTGCAATGCCGAGATGGAGTCGTAGATGTCGACCAGCGCGTTCGCGATGGTGGCGCGTGGGTTCCCGCACTGTTTTTCCGGTGCTGTCCCCGTGGTGGCGGTGGTTGTCTGGCTCATTGGTTCCTCCTTGTTGGCGGCTGGTTCTGGTTTTGGTTCTGGTTTTGGTTTCCGTTGGCCGGAGAACGGGTTCTCGGCCGGTGGCAGTACGCCTTCCTTGCGGAGCGTGGCGAAATTGTTGCGTACCGTTTTCTCGGATTTGCCGACACGTCCGCTGATGATCCGCGCGTATTCGGCCGGGTCGAATGCGACGCCCTCGTTTCGGAGCCTGACTGTTTCCCCGCGGATTCTGTCCAGCGTGTCCGGTGATTGCCTCGCTTTTTTCGTGGCCGATGGCTCGAATGGCTTGCCGGTCGGCACGTATTCTCGGCCGCGTATCGCGTCTCTGCGGAGGTATCCGTCACGTACCATGTTCGCGATGTGATGGTGGATGGTGGAGCCGCTTTTCCCTAACGCCTTCGCTATGCTGCGTTCTGTCGGACGGCCTGTCTTGGACTGTTCCATCCATGTTTCGTAGACTTTCCGGTATGTGGCGTCGATGGTGGCGTCTGGCGTGGGTTCCGCTACGGGTTCCGGCATGGGTTCGCTTGCCGTGGGCTCGGGTTTGCGGTTGCGGTCGAACAGCTCCTTCCTGTTCACCGCGCGCAGTTCTCCCGGTTCCAACGGTTCGCCGTTGTCGCGGAGTCTGCGGAGTTCGTCGAGTTCGGATTCCGAAAAGGACATGATGCCCGTCACCGTGTATCCTTTCTTGTTGCCAATGTCCATGTGTATCCGTGCCTGTCCAGCATTTCCAGCAGGAGCAGGTTGTTCATCTGGTACAGCACCGTGCTTATCGCCATTCCCAGCGTTCGTGCCACGTCGCTTGCGCTCACGTTTCCTTTCTGGCTTTGGCTGAGGCGTTTGAACGTGTCGAACACTTCGTCTCTTTTCTGCTCGTGTTCCAACGGTTTGCGGCGTGTCCTGGTTCCGCGCATCCGCTGTATGCTGGCGCGGTTGTCGCGAAGGAACTCGTCAACGTCGATTCCTTGTTCGGTCAGTGTGGTCTTTTCGGCTTGTTTCCGCCCTTCTCGCCCGCTGCTGTTGGACTTGTGGCCGGTGATGGGCTGCCGCCAGTTCGTGTGTGACGCGCGTTCGCTCATTGGTGTTCTCCGATCTGTTGATGGTTTGCGTGGGTGGTGTGGGAGTCGAACCCACCGGCTGGAACCATGCCTGCTGCCCTTGGTCTTCCGGCTTCGTATGGGGAAAGGAGGTTTTTGAAAGCCCGTACGATGCCGGTGGACGGTTCCTGTCGTGCCGTTCCACCCGAAGTCCCATACGCCAATCGCACTAGGCGCATGGGAAGAATTTGTTTTGACGTCATGCCTTTGGTGGCGTGAGCAGATCGGTCATGGCCGGGCGTCCCGAATGTCGCCCATCGGGCCGATG